GTAGAATAGTATAATCTATTAGTATTAGGAATATAACGATACGTCAGAGATTGGGACTCCCGAATATGTTCTATTCTACTTGTCTAATATTATTATATTTATTTGAAAATAAAAATGGTGGCGTTATGCCACCATTATATTTCATATTTGTAAATATCTATAGGTTTTGTCATATCGCCTACGTCTTTATAGACTTTGTTCCTTACGACATAGACATCTTTAACTCTGTATCTTATATCCTTAAAGAAAGACTTGATAAGTCTATCATCTACATCACTATCGGCAATATAAACTATATGTCTATAAGGATTATATTTAGTTATAGCTTTTATAAATCCTTTTTGATTTGTAACAGTCCCTGAAACCCATATACCTTTATTATCAGGCATTATATACTCCATAGTATTTATAAGGTCAAATGGACCTTCACAAATGGTAATATATGAATTATCATCTAAATAATTATTCCCTCTTTCTATACTGTATGGTTTATGAGTTATAAATCTTGACATATTAGAATTATCAAGAAGTGAGAACTTCATAAATCTTTTAGTATCATCTACACTACGAAGAAGTATATTAGTTCCAGTAGGATTTAGAAAACCTATAGATTTTACATTGTAATCTAAAAGTTTTTCCCTTACAAGATTTGGAAGTATATCTTTATTTATTTCTACAAAGGAACGTAGATTCTCAACTATTCTGTATTTATTTTTTACATTCATATTAAGCTCTAAATTAGTTCTATTGTAGAAATATTTTTGAACCTCGCTATCTTCTTTAGTTTCTATATTGTATTTAATCTCTGTGGTAAGTTCTTGCGATATAAGCTCATGGGTTATACTTCTATTACTTTCTACAAATTCTGTAATATCACTATCAAGTATTCCCATTCTTATAAGATGCGATTTATTCATAATACCAGAAGCTGTACACTTAAGTTGAAAGCAATGAACTATCAAAGCATCATCACTTTGAGATACTCTTATATTACAGTGTCTTGTATGTGGATTTGGACTATCACCACAAAAAGGACAAGAAATGGTGTACCATACACCATTTGATTGTCTTCTTGCATTAAATTTATTCATAAGGATAGATACCAGTTTTTCTTTAGGTTTCATACGTATCTCCTTTTAAATAAGCTCAGCTAAATACTTAATAATTGTATATATCATAAAGTACCACATACAAGTAAGTATAAAGAACTCTAAATTTATCGTAAATACAGTTTTCTCCTTTTTAGAATTAAGATGTAACATAAAATAATCTATCGTCATAACAAGAGTAAACACAATTCCTATAATTAAAGCAAGGTAGTGTAATATTTTAAATATTATCATTTAGCATACACCAGCCTTTCTCATATCAAATATAGATTTTATAAGTTCAATATCTGAATCTAGTCTTCTTTTCTCATCTTCGGTAATTATCTTATAAACATCCTCTATCTTATTTGAATTTATAGATATATCACCTTCATAAGCAAAACATTTTTCATTAAATACAGTTTTACCTTTATTTGGAGTATCATGTCTTATATCTGTACTACCTTTTCTTAGCTTATCTTGATACTTCCAAGCGATATCAGAAAAATCTATAAATATTTCATCCATACACTTAAAATTCATAAGATATTGAAATAGCTCCAAACCATACTTTTGAACTATTTCTTGTATTTCTGGATTCTTATCTGCTATATCTTTATCTTCTCTATCTATACCCATAGAAAGAGATGAGTTATGAACTCCGTCATTTGTTATAGATACGGTTACACGATAATCTTTATATTTTTCAGATAGAAGTTTTTCTTTCTTTACTGATGCTATTTCTACCCATTCATCTAAAGGTATTTTAAAGATATCAAATACATATGAGTATTTATTTCTCTTATCCCTTAAATCAACCAGTTTTGCAAATATATCTGTCATAGTTTTAGAAGATACTGCCTTTTCCATACGCATAGATATCTCTTTTGGAGTATTGAATTTTTGCATAAAATCGGAATAAGTATATAAGTCTTTCATTTCATCGTTTGCAAGAAATGCTCTTATACAAGCATACAAAAATGTAGATACAGCATACTTGTATTGGTCATCATCACTTTTAGGATTTATCTTGTCCTTTAACTTATCATATTCTTTCATGTCTATAATTTCTCCAGAATCACCTATTTCCATAATACAATATAGTCCTTCTTCATCTGTTACAAGCTCTCCGTCTTTATTAAGATATCCTATAGCATGGAAATTACTAGCTGCTAAAGCTTTACTTTCTTCATGCAGTTCAAGATAAGATACAGCAAGTATCACCATATCATTATCAATATTAGCATCGTAGAAGTCTTTACTCATAGAGTATATCTTTCTTTGATATTCTACCTCATTTTTATACGCTTTCTTAAGTTTCTCCTCATACTTATCATTTGCTAAAAACTCTCTTAAATTCTTACTCACATTTGTTAAAATTAGTGCATTGAATGCTTCTTTCATAACATTTCCTCCTTAAAATTTATCAGTTAAATATTTGATTGCCATCTATTAGATTTCTCATATAAATCATACTGTCTTCTATATTCTTTAATATTCTTTTTCTTATATCATCATTTATCGCCTTACTTTCAAGTACTGATGATACATAAACGCCTTTACTTAAATTTCCTTCTATATTAAGCTTATCCTTTATAGGATATAACTCCTCTCTTACGATACGAATAAGATTCATCCAAGCATCACATTCGTGAATATATCTTGGGATATTAAGTTTATCTATAGCGGGATTTACTTTAGTATTTATATACTCAAGTGCTGTATCATAATACGCTTCTGATACAGATATACCTCTTGAAGTTACAGAAGTTTCACCATCTGTACAAGTTCTGAAGTTAAGGTATATACAATTTTCATCAGTAGCCCCAACATCTTTCATTATATCAAATCCTATAAGCTTTGATATGTCATTCGCTTTATATTCAAACATTATAACATCAAGTGCATTAGGATTATTAAATATATCAGTTATAAGGGAAGAACTACAGCATTCTTTAATCTCTTCCCAAATAAGTGCATCTGTATAATCGTCTTTTATTCTATTTATTTTCTTTGACCATTCTTTTATACTATACTTTTTAGGATTTTTCATATAATCGTAATATATAGGCATAAGCATAGTATCTACCGCATAGCATTTAGATAAATCTAGTTTGTCCTTAGATTGTATATACTTATGCTTAAAAGTTATATGATTATGAGCTTGCTTCTTGAGTCCTGTAAATATGCAGTCCTTAGTATGATGCACTTTATCATTTTCGTCAATATATATTCTTCTTTCAACACGAATATCAATATCTTTAATATCATAAACTTCTAAGATACATTCAGCCATTTCTTTTCCGAATATAGATGTATACATATTCTTAAAGAATTCCACATCACCACTGTGTGCATATGTATGATATATTTCAAACTTATGTACTTTATATTTTCTCATCTTGCTATCTCCTTTTAAAATATTTATTAATATCGAATGTTGACCAATCTTCATCATAGTTTACGTTACTAAAATCCAAGTCTTCTGATATTGTAGGTTTTGGTTTAAAATACTTATGAGCGTTACTTAAGAAGTCTATAAACTCATCTCTTATCTCAACAGGCTTAGATTTATTTTGCATGGTATTTCCTACCTTCACTTTAAGCTCATATAGGTATTTCTTCTCAACTATATGAGTTATAGAAGATAGACAACCATCTACATTCGCTGCTATAAATGTAGGTATAGTCCCACCAAAATCAGCAAGTGTAACTTGAGCATTATTTACAGATGAGTAAACCTTACCAAATAAAGCTAAAGCTAGATTTTCATAATCTTTATGTATTAAATCGAATATATGTATAACCATAGCTTTATAATCACTCATAGTCATAATATTTACTGGCTCTGATATCGAATATCTCATATTAAGATATAAGGATATCAGAAACTTACCCAAGTTGTGCTTTTGTATATGAAAGTTTCTGCTCATCGCAATAGTTCCATTATCTGTAAGAGACACAGCTTCTTTTACAGCTTCATCTCTTATACTTATCATATACTCGTAGTTCTCTTTATTTTCATTTATACGAGCATCAAATACATCTTTTTCTGCATTCAAATCAGCTCCTTCTACTCTCATAGAATAACTAGGTTTGAAATTGGTTAATGTATTTTGTAGTATTTGATTTAGAGTTGCTGATAAGTATTTTGCTATCTTCATAAAATAGAACTTTCTTTCAGCTGGGTCCATATCAGAATCAACATCAAAATCATCTCTTTCATCATTTTTATCTTCATCATCTTTTCTTGCAAGACGAGAAGCCTTTTGTGCTTCTATTGAAAGAGATGGTACAATTCTGTGTATTCCATTGAACATTTCATAGATTACTTTTTGATATAGATAAGGCATATTAACTCCTACTATACCAAACTTATCTATTATTGTCTTATCAGACAATTTCTTAGAATCTATATATGGAGATAAGTAGTCAAATGCAACTTTATCGAAGAAGTTCTTTCTTATCGCTCCTATAGATTCTGGATAATACTTCATTATTGTATTTCTAAGTATTATATCTGAAAGACCGTTTGGAAACTCTTCCATTCCTTGAGATGTATCGAATATCACATCTGAAATCATAGATACATAATCTCCTGCATCCATTACAGTGAGATAAGATATATAAAATATCCTAGAGAATGTGAATAGCATAGAGAATGTATATATGTCATAACTTGCAAGTCTTGCTTCTTCTTGGTCTCCACCTTGAATATTATCGACAGCTACAGTATGTGTATATCTATCAATAATATCTATTATTCTTTCATCTTTTGCGAACTTATTTAAAACGTTCGTAAAGTATTTCTTCTTAACAGCGTGCGCTGATAGTTTCTCTCCGTACAACTCTTTTGAGTTTTCAAGCATATGAGAACACCTTCTCTGAATAGTATCTGTCTGTAAAGATTTCGCCAGTTCAAATAAATGTCCTATAATGTATCTGTAGTCTGTATCGGTTTCAGACTCATACGGTGCTCTATTTTGCTTAACCCAAGTAAGCATTCTATTTAGAGCATTGACAACAGATACAGCAGTGGGAGATGTCATTCCCCCATTGCTTCTTGCTCTTTTGAAACGAAGAGGTGTATTACCTATGTGAAATATAATATCCTTTCCATTTTCTAAAAATTTAGCATAAACATTATTGCTCATAATATCCTCCTTTAAATTTAGACTTTGTTGTCCTTACATATATTATATATAACTTAAATACGGTATAACTTTCAAATCACTCACAGAAGTCATTTCTATAACTCCTATACTGTCAGCCTCTGTTGCAGAATAGTATTCGTTATGTGATATAGCAAATACTTGTAAGTCTTTAACTGATGCGAAATTAACTATTATATCTAAGAACTTTCTTTTATTTTCTTTAGATAAAGTAGCGTCCATTTCATCAAGTATAAAGACATTATAGTTTGGTATCATAACGCTATTTAAAGCAAGAGTTGTAGCAAGAGCCATAATAGCCTTTTCACCATCACTCATTTTAGATATATCGTCTGATACAAACTCATCTTTTTGAACCTTTATTATAAAATCTTTTTCAGTTATTGTAAAATCATGAACTCTATAAGGAATGTCTGTAAGTTCTAAGAAGTTATTAGTAATTTCCTTTAGGTTTAGAACTATTCTTCTCATAACCTTAACCGGTAAATGTTTAGTTAAAGTTTCTCTTATCTTCTCACTATCCTTTTCATCTATTGTAGCTTTTCTAAGTTCATCTTCTACATATTCCCTTAAAGATATATTAAAATCTATTTTCTTTAAACTTTCTTCAAGTTCTTTTATATTTTCTTCAACTCTTTTAAGTTTCTCTTGAGTTTCAGCTTGTTCTATTCTTTTTGCTTTATCTTTAGCTATGATATTTCTTATAGTTACACTATCTTCTATTATGGAAAGTTGTGTCTCCTCTATATCATTTAAAGACATATTAAAATACCTAGAGGTTTCTATATCTTGTGATACTTTAGGTATTTTTTCATTTACTTTTTCTATCTTAGCTAAAGTCTCTTTATATTCTACGTTCCATATATCAAGATTTGCTTTAATCACAACTATATCTCTATTAATAGCTTTATCGTATTCTTGCTTCTTTTCAAAATAAGATATAGCAACTCTTGATACATATATTATATCTTCCACTATATCATCAAAAGAAAAAGCATTACCGTCAAGTAAGTATCTTCTAAAATTATCTTTTGATTTTAGAAAATCTCCAAGTATAGATAAAGTATCATTATTCTCTATAATAGAATACACAAGTTTCATATTATATAGTGCATTTACTTGGGTGTCATACTTGTCAAGTTTGAATTTAACTTCTGATAACCTCTCCTTGCTATCTTGTATATCCTTTACTATAGCTTCGTATTCTTCAAGTCTTGCTCTCATATTTATAAATTCTTTTCTAAGCAAACAAGTTTCGTCTTTACAGCTATCAGGTGGAGAAACTAGATTATCAGCTATATACTTTTCTTCTCTTAATCTCTCAAGTCTTTCTATCTTATTTTCTAATTCACTATATAGAGCTTTAATAGGTGCTACACTTGTGTGCACTTCATTGTAGACATCTTTCATATCTACGAAATTAGAAACGTCTTCTATGTTACCTAGAAACTCTTTAATTTGATTATATCCTAGTATAAAAGAAGATAGCTTATCATTTGTAGTAAAATGTCTTTTATTATTAATAGACAAGTACTCATGATTATCAAGTTCTTTCTTTATTATATCTACATCTATTTCAGAGGCTATTTGACTTTCAGCAAGTCTTAAGTTAGCATCTACTATATTTTTAGATAAAAGCTCTAATGCTCCTTGAAGCTTCGATTTCTCATTTCTTCTAGCAGACATATAATCCCCAAGAGTTGTAAGTATCTTGTATTCATCTATTATATCTCTTATCTTAGTTATTATATCCGAGTCTTTATCTAGTTCTTCTACTTGCATTTTAAGTTTTAATACTTCTTCATCTGACATACAGACATTCTCGTCTTTTACTTTATTTTCTAAATTCTTAAGTTGAGCTATCTCAGCCATAGTATTTGACTTATCCATAAGTAAACTCTCAGAACTAGGAAGACTTGCTAGTTCTTTCTCTTTTGCTTCTCTTGTCTTTTTAGCATGAATGTACTTTTCAGATATAACTTTTACAAGTTCTTTTGTATCCCCAATAGGTGATATAGATTGCATAAAATCTCTTCTTGCTCCAGATTTCATATTTACTATACCTCTGTCTTCTGAATTAAGATATGCAAGTTTCATAAGTTTTGTATCAAGTCCTATCATCTGCTTAATTCTTGCTTTAACTTCATTAACTGATGAGCTTTCAACTATTTGAACTTGCTTTCCGTTTTCAATTTTCGCTAGGTCAGCAATACAAGAATGTGTCTCTCCATTAGGTTTATAGATATAATGAACTTTATAATCTTCATTGTTATATGTAAAATACACTATTTTCTCACCAGTTTCGTAAGGTACAATATCGTATCCGTCGGAAATCGACGGAAGTAAATTAAGTTCAGATGCAAGTGTTGATTTTCCAGTTCCATTATCTCCGACTATCATAATAGTATGATAATCTTGTGGGAATTCTATATCTATTTTAGTTCTCTTTGTTCCTTTTACAAAACGATTAAAATTAACAAGTATTATTCTTTTAAGTTTAACCATAGTATGTTCTCCTTTATACTTTTATTCTCTAGTGGGGTGTTTGTGAAAAATTACAAAAAAAAAAGAATATGGGGATTTCTCCCCATATTAATTTATATGTAATAAACTTCCATATTCTTTAGCTTATCTATCTTATCTTCTAATTTTCCTATAAGAGATACTCTTTTCCCTTCAGGAATATCGTCAGCAGTTTTAAGCCAAATCATATATTTCTCTAAAGATTTAATAGCGAATTTCTTTTCGTATTCATCATATATAATCTTACAAGATAGTTTCTCTAAATATCTTTCTATATCATCAATAACTGTAAGAGTTATTCCTTTATTATTAGCTTTAGAATAATTAGATAATATAAAGAATTTTAAAGTAATTAGTTCATCGGTATCGCCATATTTCATAGACCTTTCACTTTCTATCCATTCTTTTTGTGTTTCCATATAAGACCTATATTCAGCTTTCTCACTATCACTTATTTGAGAGTAATCAGCTGATGATAATGTCTTATAAATATCAGCGGTTCTATCTATTATATACTTTGCTTTATTCTTCGCTTCCATAATATTCTTATATCTCGCTTTGATAAGGGATATAAGCATAAGTGTCAGTATAGCAAATACCGTAAATAACACTCCCAAATAAACTATCATATCAGTTCTCGACATACGTTTCCTCCTTATTCTCCTAATATAAATCTAATATCTTTTATCCATTTAACTCTTTCTTTCTTAACTAGAAAGAATGCTTCTGGAGATTTAAGCCAGTTTTCATAGAATTTAAGTTTATTCTTAATTCCTATCATTTCTTCTTTAGTAGCTTTATCTATTTTAATATTAGAAAATAACTCTCTCATTTCATCATAAATAGCATAAGCTTTAAATCTTTCATCTCTTCTCTTTTCTTTTTCTTCTACATTTTTAGAATATCCTATTGCGAATGGTTTTATTATTAAAAACCATAAAAGTCCAAGTCCTACAAGACTCATAATTCCTTTAATTAATCCTTCACTGTATGTCATTTTTCTTCCTCCTTCTTATTCTCCTTAATATATTTGTCAAGCGCACTGTCATCTTTTATTTCAGTAAAGCAATAATCTATAACAGCATCTAAAAGTTCATCATTACTTTTATGAAACTTTAGAGGTTTCTTACTTTTGAAATTGTCTATATCTTCTAAAATACAAGGATTTATATCTCCAGCACTCGTAAGCTCGTTTATAAGTTCTTCAAGCTCCGTATGAGCTTTATGTAAATCTACCATTTTAGCTTTATCTTCTTCAATCTCAGCAATTACCTTATCCATATTCTCTACAGTTTTCTGTACAAACTTTTTATGTATATGAACTCTTATAAGAGCGTATATACCCATAGATATAGATATAAGTCCTATAGTAGATGATATAATTCTTAGAAGCATCAGTATTCACTTCCTTTACCATACTTATAATCCATAAGTATCGAATTATATTCATCTATAGATACTATGAATTCAGTTTCCCCACTTTCTTGCTTTTCAAGATAAGGTATTATAACTTCATTAGTATCTTGAGTTAGCTTAACCGTATTCATTCTCATAGCTTCTATTATAGCCTCTCTTTTTTCTTTAGTCATTTCTTTATCCCCTTCCATTCTTTAAAGTCGTAGTTTTCGATATCTTCGCTCAAACGAACTAACTCACGCCTAGTATTACTATCATCAGTTTCTATAGATAATCCTGACATTAATGCAGCATATTTATTTATATACTTTCCTAAGTTTTCTTTAATATTTTCTATAATATTGTCTCTATTTATTACAGCTGAAATTAAGGCTTCTTTAGAAAGCGTATCTAAAAACTCTTTATCTGAGTCTTTAAACTTATATCCTTCAACATCTCCTACCTTATCAAGAATGGCAGTTTCCTGCACACTCTTAATAGGTTCAGAATCGATTTTCTCAGTTATTAATTTTTTCTTATTGGTGTTACTCCCAAATAAGAATCTTATTGTACCATCTGTTTCTATTATTATTTCACTAGATTCTCCTACAAGTTTATCAAGTATTTCATCCTTTATTTCGTTTATCATCATATCCTCCTAATTTCTTATATCTTGCAAGTGTAAAATAGCATTCTCTAACTTAGCTTTATATAGCTCTCTTTCACTGGTACTTTCACACAAAAGGTCATTACTATTAAGCCATGATATATAAATTTTATAAGCCTTTATATAAAATTTTATCTTGTAGTCGTATGTAGAAGATAGCGAATTTGTATCCTCTATTGTGTCGTCTATATCTTCTAAAACTATGCTTCTTAACGAACGATTTGTATTACCAGCAAGTAAGTAAAGACAATCATATCTTAATCTTATTACGTCATCTACATTTCCGTGACGCATAACATCTTCGGATTTTAACCATTTAAGCTGTAATCTTACATAATCGTAATAGTTATCTATAATGGAATAATGTCCTGTAATTATTACCTCTGAAGATGCTACCTTCAAAGCATCATATACATCTTTCATTCTATCTTCTATATATTTTCTCTTTTCTTTATTACTAGGAGTATTACCATATCTATCGTGAATTTCACTAAATATTATAATTAGTATAAATACAGTAAGTACACCAAGCATAAATATTATAAAATCTCTATACATATCTATTTACCTTCCTTATGTGATAAGTGTACGTCTGGTATAGAAAACGCAAGAAGTCCAGCAAGTCCTACGTTATCTGATGTTGAAGTTCCTATCGGGTCTATTATACCTAGCTGGTCCATTCTAAAACTTCTATCACGAGTTATATCAGCATCATCTTCTATATTTGATATGTACCCAAAGAAGTTATACACATCAACTTCATTTGCAGACTTTGTTATAGCATACTGATTATTATTCTTAATGATAGTACACACAGTTCTTGGGTCTACATTTATCTTAGATTTATAGGTATTCAAGTTTTGTTTTTTCGCTTTCTTACCTGCTATCTTAAGTCCCTTTTTAATCTCCATTCTAAGTTTACCTCTTAAAGAAGTATGAAGTGATATTACTTCTTCAGTACCACCATAAGTTGTAGCTATTATGTATCTATATAAACTATCAACTACATCAGTTGGTGGAATACTATCTCTCACATTTTCAACATCCATATCCTCTAAATCCCAGTAGTCTAAATCTTCTATGGTATTTTCTAAGATTTGTGCAAACTCAGCCTTTCTATCCTCATCTTCTATATCTAGTATCTTCTCTACATCTTTTTTAGTAAGTTCTGAATTTCTTCCTAAGAATAATAAAGGATTGTAGTTACTTGAGAATATATTAGTTATAAATATAGGCTCTCCCGTATTTGGTGATTTATCCACCGATAAGTAACTTACATAGCTTGGGTGCTGACATTTAAGCTTTCCTTCTTTTGTAAGAGAAATACTATCTTGTATATGAAACTTATTAAAATAATGATTTCCATTAAGTCTTATCACATTATTTATAAGTCTTGGAATGTACAAATTCACTCTTATAAAAAGTGATTGCGGCTCTTCATCACTGCTCATCATATTCAAATCATATGTAAGTATCTCTTGCTTTAAATGCTCGTCATACCATTCAAGTTTAGGTAAACTTAGAAGTTCTCTTCTAGTATTAGCCTTTCCCGGACCTATAGTATTATCTGAAACCTTATCTTCAGATAGTAAAAACCAACATTCCATACAAGATATAACATCATCTGACATATCTATGTATATATCTTCTTTTGTCTTTGTCTTGTGCATATAGTCAACATTTGTCATTCTAAAATCTTCCTCTAAATTAACTGGAAGCATTCTGTAACCATAAAGTCTTACCCCAGTTACAGTCTTCAGAATATCGACTACTATAGTTTTAAGCTCTCTTCTTTCTTTATCTACAACCATAGGATTTATAGAATTTATCGAAAGTTTCTCCCTTATTCTATTATTAAACTTCATATAAGCTCCTTTCTAAAAAAGAAAGGCGAGCTTAACTCGCCAATCTTATTATAAAACTGATGTATGTTCAACGTCTGATTTGAATGCCATATTAACTGAGTTATCAGTTGAATATTTGTAAACTACAGTCGCCTCTCCATGTTCATCAGTCACAACAAACGCTGCAATTCTTAAAGGACCTATAGCCGCTTCTTGTTTTGCAAGGTCTGTATAAAGTCTATATGTGATTCCTTCAGATTGTAAGAAATCTGCATTTTCTCCAGATTCTATACAAAGTCCTATCGCTTCCATTAGCTTATTTTCAATAAGCATCAAATCATACAAAAGACTATCGATATAATCTTTTGATGTAGCTCCTTTGAATTGAGCTATTATAAGTTTAATATTTTCTGGTATTCTTGTATCATCTTGAACATTGTATCTTTTGATACTAGGAATACCATTTACGTTTTTGAATTGCAATGATATAGTTGAATCTATATCTTTTGCTTCAGCATGTAATACAGCTCCACCTTGAATTAAACCTGTTATAAGATAACTTAATTGGTTATTATCTGTCCAAGTTAAACCACCTTCAAGTTGTTCCGCTACCCATTGTTCTGCTTCTTTCTTTAAATTTCTTCTTTCCATTTTTATCCTCCTTAAAATTTATTATTTATTATTTTCATCTAAAGCTGTATATCTTCTTAGTAAATCTACTAAGTATTGAACATCTTTAGACTCATAGTTACCAGATTCAAATGCTGCATAAAGTTCAGCAAAACCATAAGCACCTATAGGTACTTCCATTCCGCCTTCAGATAGAAGCTTATATTCATTTTGTGTCATATCTGTAGCTTCATATCTTTCTTTATTACCATCATTTACTTTAGGTAATTTGATAAGAGCTGTTCCTGATACATATTCTTCAGGTACTACTGTAAATTTAACCTTCAAGATATGAGATAGTTTCTTAAGTTGAGAAAGTGTTACGCTATCACTTTCTATAGCATTACATATAGCTTTTGCTTGAGAAACCATTTCTCTAGGAATGTAGAAAGTTTGACCACCTATCGCTTCTTTTAAGTAATTGAAATTCATAGGGTCCATGTCTCCTTCTGTGAATTCATATCTAAATTCAACTGCTTCTTCTATACCACTTCCGAATATGTCAGAAACTCCAATTAGGTTAGATATAGAAACATCTACCAAATCGTTATCTTTATTTCTGAAATAGTATATCATATAGATATCAGAAAATCCTCTATCTATTACAGTTCTTGAAAGTTTTACATTTGATAAATCTTTCACACTATAAGTTATAGTATCAGAAGCATATTGCAATCCTGTTCCGGGAATTATGTAGATGCCGTCCCAACCAAGATATTCAGGAATATTAAAATCTGATGTACCAGCGAATCCAAATTGTTTATGATGTAAATGAACTGGTTCTAGTTCTTCTACCGGAATTACTACATTTTCCATAGAATTTGGAATAGCATAAAATTTACCATTTCTTTCTACAACACTTATATCATAACTTGGTATGATTTTATCTCCACAAGCAACCCAACCAAAATGTGTATCTCTTACATTGAATTGCTTAAAAGTTATAGCTGGTACACAGTTTTGTGATAATTTCCATACAGCTTCTTTAAGCTCATTTTCTGGATATAATTTCACCGAATTCATAGTAGGAAGTACCATTAAATCGGTTTGATTATATTGGTCTTTAGCCTTAGATATTGGTTTAAAAGCTTTATGAGATTTATGCTCACTTTGCTTCATAACTTGAGCTTCTCTCTCCTTTAATTCATTTGCTTTCTTTTCTTCCAATGCTTTTGCATCCTTAACAGCTTCACGAGCAGCTGTTCCAGCTCCTTTTGCGATTTCTGCATTTTTCTTTGTCATTCTAATTGCCATTTTTAATTCCTCCTTAAAATTTTATTATGACTTCATCTACATATATAATATATAGATGAAATATATTATTCTTCATCATCGAAGTTGGGATTATTTATCTTAACTCCCATTGCCATAAATAAGGCGTTCACATTTTGTATGCTTTCTTGTTCTGTCATAGAATTTATGTATTTCAAATCATCAGGGTGAAGTGAGTTTACTTGAACATCGGCAACAAGTGATGATTTTCTAACTGGGGTATTTCTTATTCTACTTTCACCAGTTCTTAATATAATTCCACGAGAGTCGAAGCTTCCTTTTGCTCTTAAAGACAGTTGAGTTTCAGCTACTTGCTTTAACGGTGTTATAAAAAGCTTTGATACAAATGCTTCTCCTAAGCACATTTCTCCATGTTCTGTATTCATATAGACTTTAGTTCTTTTCACTTCAAGTCCCACAGAGTTCATATAGTTACGAGCTTCATAGCAAGTACCAATAGTAGTTCCACTATGGTAAGTAGATTGATACCAACGAATTTGTGGGTCTTTTATAAAGTCTTCAAATCCACCATTTTCAAACTCATACTTATACGCTTCATACATCTTCTTATCCATAATAGAAAGTATCTTTAAGATATGAGTTTTCATTTCATCTAGTGGCTTTAATTCCTCTTTTATAAATCTTTCTATTACCATTGTGATATAAGCTTGGAACATTTCCATCGGAACTTCCATAATAGCACGATTAAATAGAGCTAGACAGTTTCCAAGATATTCAAGATTTCCATATTCTTTTGTATAGTATTTACCACTTTTGAATACATTAGAAACTGTAAACTTATTTCCACATCTTCCTGTAATCTTTTGTCCATTTATAGGAACTTCTCTATCAACAGTTGTAATCTTTAAAACTACAGCTTTCTTTGAAAGTATTTTCTTATATTTAAAACCACCTTCTTTATCATAGATAGTTCTTAAGAAGTTATATTTATCTATGAAATCGTATGAGAATTTAGATTCAGAATATTCATCATTTTCATAGAAATCTTTTAAAGAATCTAAAACCTCTCTTTCATATTTTCTTGTAGCTTCTATAAGTCCAGCAAGATATGTATTTTGACATTGTTCTCCTATCTTTTGTCTACAAGTAATATCAACTACTTTACCTCTTGCATAAACTCTTTTGTCATTCTTATTAACTGAGTCCATTCCGCTTGCGAGTTTTACTCTTTGATATTCTCCCTTTTGCTTTGCTATAGCTAGAAGTAAATCATTTTGTATATCTTCTCCTACAAGAGGGAAAGGTCTATAAGTATCATCAGTTCCATATAGATTCTTTAATATGTCATTATCAACATCTATTATCTCCTCTGTAACTTGATACTTCCAACCAGCAAATCTTTCAGCTAGACTCGTAGAAATTAAACCAGCATCTTCAATGGATTTGACATCAATAGAAAGTACTGATAAAGCGTTTACTCCCCATTTATATTCCATATCTTCTCCATATGAATTAGTTCTTATGATAGATTCACCTTTTGGTATTTCATCTCCTTCTTTATATGAAGACATATCATCTATCATTTTAACTCCATAACCCGCTCCAGTTTCTTCATATTCATGGAACTCTATATAATTAAACTCATCATTTTCTTTATCATACAGAATATATGAAGTCACGCCACAGTATTCTCCATTTATATATTTAGGAATAGCTTTACATAAAGTATAACTATTCTCAGCAAATATATTCTTAGTAGACTTTAAAATATCATACGAGTAAGCTGTATCTACTATTGGGACTTCACCGCTTTCTATTGGACGGTATTGATTTGAGGCATTTGAAAACATATTACCTCTATTTTTTGAAACCATACCCTCGTGTGGTATTATATTTCCTTTTCCATTAAACCTATCAAGCATTTCATTCCATTCAGGAATATTCTTGTATAGAGTTGTCTTTAGTTCTTTCATTTCCTTTTCCTCCTTTAAACTTAAATTAACACTCACTGTGTCTACATATATAATATATAGATAAAAAATAAAGGGTGGGTTTAACCACCCCAGTATTTTTAATTTCCAGTTAATTCTCTAGCTCTTTTTGCAAAGTCTGTAAAATATTGACTTTGATTTTGAACTAAAGTTGACACATGGTCTACTCTTTTAATTTGACTATTATACCATTGAATAGCTTCTTGTGGACCGTATGTTCTTTCTATTCCATTTTTGATAGATGTAATGTGTTGTAGGAAATCTTTAGATTGTCCTAATATTAATATATTGTCATCACCTTGTATAGTAAATGGAATAAATAGTGCCATTCTTTCCCAAGTAATCATAACTTGTCCAGAATAATCATTAAAGTAAATCATATAAACATAGTGTCTTCTAGCTCCTATGCTATCTGCATACTTGTCAACTCTAGCTACAGTATCGCCGATACTATATCCTTTGTAAGTAGATTGTAATACCTTATTAGCTATAGATAAATCAAACTCATTGAAATCTCTAACATCCCACGCTTCAGTATCATTTATAAAATACTTAACGTAATTAAGATATTCAGATGAAGATAAATAACTATAATCTACATTATTAACTTGTCCTACATCTTGATTCTTCTTACCAGCACAATAAGCATCGCAACCTACTAACATCATTCCTAACATCATAACCATTAAAACTTTTACTAATTTTTTCATAATAAATACCTCCATAAATTTTAAATTAAGACATCGGAGCTTTCAAGCCTTCTTGAATTTACTCTTGTCTTCTACATTTATTATATATAATTGAAAAAAAAAAACGGTCATTTTCTTATTTCTATAAATCTATCACCTTCGTATACTATAACCTCTATTACAGATTTGTAGTCATCTTGTACTTCAAATAGTATAGTAAATCTGTATTCGTTTTCTGTATATATTCCTTTTGCTTTAGTTTCTTTATATAAACGTATCTCAGATATATCTCTCATAGATACTTCTAATACCTTTACATCTTTATGGAATTTATTAATATAATAAACAGTAAGCTCACTTACGTATTCATCTACAGTTTTTACAACTGGTGGCTTAGGTCTCATAATAGACATATTAATCTTTAAAATCGATATACCTATTGATGCAAATACTCCTAGTACAAGAAAAAGGGATAATAAATCCCTTTTAGTAAGTTTATGTAAATTCATTTATATAACCTCCTTAAAATATTTCATCTAACATATTTCTCATTTTAGTGACTTCAGCAAGGTTATCTACGTGTCTTGTATACTTTTCAAAATTTTTAGCATACACTTCAAATACTTTTCTTCTAAAAGCTTCATCTTCCATAAACTTAGGGAAGAAGTCTTTTCTATAAAATTTATTATCTTTGTCTCCTTTTAAATACTTGTAAGAACCAGCATCTTCCAAAACTGAGTGAAGTGTCATCATATCAACTATAGTTGACATAAGTGGATTAAATCCGTATATAGGGTCAGCAACTATACAGAATTTAGTTGTAGCATCGTGCATAGCAAATCTTGATTTATACACATTGCATTCAACTGTCTTCGAGTCAGGTACTTTAAGTCCTAGTTCTTCTTCAAGTTTTGCTGCACTATCGTATTTATATCTATTAAGAATTACACCGAATTCTGTTTCAAATTCAAGTTGTTTTCCACCTGATATATTAACTTTCTTATCAAGAACAGCATAAGACTTTTGAGAATAAGTCACGTCCATTCCTATCTTTTCTCCAACGTGAACTATAGCAAATAGCATAATATTTGCTTCTAGCATAAATGGTCTCATTTGTTCCAAATACATTCCATTAAAGTTATTTCTTCTTGCATGAAATGTACTTGAAGCTTCATCAGTTATATCAAGTTGTGTACTTCTAAGCTGTGTCCAGCTATCTACTACAAGAACTGTAGGAACGTATTTCTTTGTAGGCTCTCCGTCCATATTTATAGTATCATACATAAACTTATCAGGAGCTTCAGTCTTTAACTTATACAAATCCATAACTAACTTAAATAGTCCCTCAGTTGATGTATGCTTTTTATGTCTATGAGTTATTCTTATAAGATTATTACGAATAGCATCATTTCCTAACCCGCAGCATACTTGCATCCAGTCAGCTTCCAAACCTTCTTCGGGAGTGAAATACTCTATCCAAGATGGCATACCTTTTTGTATAAAAGGTCTTACAATATTACCTGCTATATTCATAGCAAATACTGATTTACCTTTATGTGTAGTTCCACCTATAGTAAATAAAACTCCGTCTCTTAAACCTCTATTTTTAATAATCTTATCTTTATCTACTCTACTTGGATTATTTCTACCTAAAAAGAAATCTACTGTCATAAACCCTGTAGGATAGCAAACTCTATTTAAGTTATACTCAGCTCTTTTGTCTCTTACCTTTTGATATTTCTTAAGTTCTTCATCGAGTTGATTTGAAATCTTCATCTCGATTTCTTCCATTTGTTTTATTTCTTCATCTGTCATATCTTTAAAATCTTCTTTAATAGCCATTTAGTCATCTTCTCCTTTATCTCCGTCTTTTATTATATTATCGACTCTATCTTTTATATCATAAGTATAACTCATATTTCTTGAATTTAGTGTAACTATACTTCCAGCATTTACTAAGATATCCGTAAGTACATCCGTTGTATCTTCAGTCATATTTCGAGTACAGACATTTATAATTCTTTCAATGAACTTTAATATTTCTGTATTATTTTTAGAAATATTATCAGCATTCACTCTTATTAGATTATACTCCCCTTTTAAATATAAACCCATTTGTTGCCTCCTTTTTAAATTAATCTAAAATCGTGTTCCTCACAAAAGACAAAAAATATGGGGTTTTCACCCCATATTATAAACTATTTTTCCTTTTAATATATTATTTGCTTCTTTTTTAGTAAGTCCTAAAGCTACCATATTATTCACAAGTTTAGTTCTATATTTATTCGCATAAAACTTAGGAGAACCACAATACTCTCCCATAGCTCTATCGTAGCTTCCGTGTCTTTTAAGATACTTAAAGTATCCTAGCATATACTCTATATTTACTAATGGGTCTTTTAAGTTTTCGTGATTATATGGTGTATCGTACCCAAGTACGTTTGTGTGTATGTATTTTCCTGTACCTTTTACTATTTGTCCTAAACCTGTTGCTGATGATTTCTTATTTTTAGCCGCTGCATAGAAATTTGATTCTCCAGCTACTATTCCTAAAACCACATAAGGATTTACATTATATTCTCTTGATTTATCAAATACATCATCTAAGAAATCATAAGTCATATAAGATACATCTCTTCCATATGATTTAGCTTTAGCTATTATTATGTCGTATTTTGTATATTTATTCAGAAGTCTAGCTTCGTACTTTTCAACTTCTTTTTCTATTTCTTCTTTGTATTCTGATTTAGTTTCAGGTATTTTAAGTTTACCATTTATTATATCAGCTTCTACATCTCTATAGTACATAGTAGGGAAGTTGATATGATACATGTCAGCAAGTGGAGTTACATCAAATACTTTCTTAGCAGGAGAAGTTTTCGCCTTTGATTTATAAACTTGCTTAACTGGTTTATGTTCTCCTATTGGTTGTATAGGCTTCATTTCTTTTTCTTCTATTTCTCTACCACTTTTAACCACAACTACATTTTTCATATACTCAAAATTTGCTATTTTCTTTTTAAGTTCTTTATTCTCTTTCATAGCAACATCAAGTTCATATTTTGCATTTTCAAGTTCTACTTTAATAAGATTAGCTTCTTTTCTTCCAGCACGAGAAGCTATCGTATATGTCATTATAAAATTCATTAAAAATATTATACCCGTAAAAAGTATAAACATTTTAAACGCCCGTTTATTTAATTTACCTTTATTATCTACCATTTTATTATTCCTCCTAGTAATCTTTCTCTAAAAATCCCGGCTCTATTCCCATACCGTAGTAACAAGCCGTAATGTATTTAAGTGCTACTTTACCATCTTCAGGTGCTTCAGGAATATTAGTTCTTCCTGTATTTCTTATATTAGTATATGCTTCCTTTTTAGCTATATCATTATCAGCTCTAAAAGTAAACATTTCTTCTATAACTTTTTCATATCCACCAGATAGAAGTTGAGCGACTTCGTTATCTGATATACCTGCACCTTTTGAACCATTTACAACTTGGTTAGTTTTATCTCTCATTACTATATCTTCTGAGTGACGGTTTTCCCCTTGAGCTGTTTGCATAAGCTTTATAACAGGAACACGAAGTATTATCTGCTTCTTATCTGAAATAGGTGCACCTATCTCTGGGTCATTCATCATAAAAGGCATAGTAACTCTTTCTTCTAAATTACGTCCAAGCACTTCTTTATAAGACTTTGCAATGTTAGCTAGAGTAAAAGTCTTTTCAAGTGGAAGCTCTTTTACTCTCATAACTCCCTCTTTTAGAAATGCTTTAAATTCATTATCGTCCATAGCTCCAAATAATACTTTATAATGATTATAATTTGCAGCCTTTTTTGTATCTCCACCTTCAGCTATGAGTAGCATATCTAAAAGTCTTTTCTTACATTTTTCTATTTTAGCATCAGCCATTATAACCTCCTAGCTCATCTTAACGATGATATCGTATATTAAAACTATATGTAGCTTTAAAAAACATCTTGCGAATTCTCTTCCTCTGATTTGATATTTGTCTTTCATCGCTTCAGGGAATGTCATATCAATATGCTTTGCTTTTGCTACTATTCCTACGAAGTTACGCTTCATCGCTTCAAATGAGAATGACGGAGCTTTCTCTCCATAAAAATCTACTAGATACTCACAGTAAGTAATTACATCTTTTAAATGTTCCTCATATATCTTTTTAAATTCTTCATAATACATAGTATTATTTGTACGACGAACGAGTGATGCGTCAAGTCCTAATGATAACTTTTCAGCTATTTGTGCCTTAAGAGATGCAAGTTTTATAGTTTCATTCTCTACAGTTATATTAGTTTCTTCATCATATACGTCTTTTTGGTCATATAATCTTTCATTTTTATATTGGTCGTATAAATCTCTTACACCTCTCATATTATGATTTACACGAGTTCTTATACTCATTAAGATATATACAACAACGTCGTCTATTAATAGCTCATCTTTTTTGAATTTATTTTTAATAAACTCATCAGTTACAGTTTTCATTATAGCTTTAACCATACCTAAAGATGAACCTTCAGATTTTAAAAGATATTTTTGTGACATTACCGGTTTATTGTCTTTCATTCCATATACTATAAATCTCATTATCCCGGGATTTAAACTACCATTTTTAGTGTAGTATTTGTACATAAGACCAGTTAAGAATTTAATACCTAGAAATTCTATAAACTCTCTTTTTCCAGTTTCTAAATAAGATATAAGTAAGGCTAAAGATAATGGGTCATTAGGAGTATCCCAGCCTAGTTTTAATATTCTATGTGTATGAGCAAATGCTCTAAATTCACCCTCGTCTATGTGATAAGCCTGCATAAACTTTCTTCTTTCTCCATTTCCAAATACAACAATTTCAAGAAGTGGAGTAGCAAGAGCGTCTGCATTTCTTGTCATATAGTCAGCTATCAATCTTAAAACTTGAGGGTGATATTTAGTTATATTTTTACCACCGAAAAATTCGTATATTTCTCTTGTAGCTTCTTTTGGGTCATAGACTTTCAAATTAATATCTGAACTTTTCTTTTCTATGTCCTTATCGTTAAATTTCATAAATTATCACCTCTTTCTCAAAAAAATGTTAGTGACAGATATGAAAACCAAAAATAATTGGGTGGGGTTTATCCTCACCCTTTATTTTATCTTTTCTTTAAGCTACCTTTGAAACTTGGTTTTTCAACCGAATCTCCACCAGCTCTGTTTATAGCATTACCTGTTCCAAAAGGAGATTTGAATTCTTCTCTCTTAATTGGACCATGAGCTGTAAGTCTTGGACCGAAACTTTCTCTTTTATTTATTTCAGTAAAAGTTTCAACTATTTCACTACCTTCAACGAAAGCATCAGCTGCTGTTGTTGCAGGAACTACTCCAGCTTGATTTGCTATCTTACCATTAGTAAGATTGATTAAGTCTTGGAATATACCGATTTCCCCATCGATATATTGTAAGAAGTTTGCTCTTGTGTATTTCATAGCGTCTTCAGTAAGTAATCTTAGTGCATAGTTTTGCCCTACAAATCCCTTGTATGCTGGGTTTTCCATACCAGAGTTTGCAACATCAGTTAAAGTTCTTGCTGGAATTGACCAGTATTGCATATCTTTAACCATTTTAAGTAAGTCTCTTGCTGTTTCAAATAAATTCAAAAGACTTCTTTGTTCTTCTCCAACCTTTACCATATTTGGTTGGAAGAATGTGTAGGCATATTTACCAGTAGCTTCATTTTTAGCTATTCCATAAATAGTACCCTTTAAAGTTATTGTATCTTCACCGATTCTGTAAGTTCTAGTTTCTTCCTTAATCTTTTGTAAAGATACTTCAAATCCAGACACATTTCCTGTTGTGTCTATTTTTGGAACAACTCCAATATCAAGTTGTCCCGGATTGATGTGTTCAATGATATCGTTTACTGATTCAGAGAACACCCCTTGTACGTTTCTTGTAGACGGTTTTGCGTTTTTAAAGTTTACTGTCATTTTTGTTCCTCCTTAAAATTTTTATTTTTACCTCTCGGTCTACGTATATAATATATATTAAAAATCTGAAATGTTGATAAGTTCTTTTAAGACTTCACTCTCGAAGTCTTTTGTACATTTCATCTTTACAGACATTATTGTTGAAGGGATATTCCATACAGACGGAATATACGATTCAGTATATTGTTTGTGATTTTCTTCTTTTCTATTATCCTTTAATTTTGCAAGAACTTTTTGTAATATATTCTTCTTAACTTTGATATACTTCTCATCAGCTTTGTAAAGTAAATCCATAGGTATACTAAATACAGGACCTTCATATATAGTTTCAAAGGTAGACATAATTCTATCTCCAACTTCTTTTGGAGAAAGCATATATCTTGTACCTCTACCTATATTAGTTCTAAGTCTACTATTAAAATCGGCTATATTAGAAAGTATTAAAGCTACAAATTCAGAGCATATAAAAGAAGTCTCGTTTGCATATTTAGTTATTCTTTTCTTAGGTATCCAAGGAGCAAATCTTGTAAGCTTTCCAAATGAGTAAGATACCTTTTTATAATTCTGCTTAAATTGCTCGATATTGTAAACCATTTTCTCATATATGTCTATAGGTATGAATCTACGAGTTATCTTCATATCTTGGTCTCTTGCGTGTTCAGGAAACTCAAATATGCTCTCAACAGCAACACCGTTATTTTTAGCTGTATTTCCTACAGATACAGTTTCATAATAATTCATAGCAACTATTGCGTGGGAATACTTAGAACGAGTAAAGGTTTTAATAACTTTAGATATCCAAGAAGAACCTGATGTAAGAATTACATATATAGGAACCATTCCATTATTAGTTGCAGCTTCTCCATATAAAGTATCAGTCCTTATAGGATTGAAGATTTCACTTTCAGCTATTTCTTTTAATATCATCTAACTTCACCTCATCAATCGCTTTACGCTTCATAAGTTCGTCTAAATCCTTTTCTTCAAGCTCTATTCTTTCATGAGCTTTATGATAAGGTTCGTGTACACATTTTCTATCTAAAGCTTTAACCCAATCAGCTATCGAATGTTCAATAATATATTCTTCTCCTAATATCTCTTTACATATAATATAGAACATGGATTCATCTTTACTTCTTTTAGCAAATAAATCATAATTTAATTTAGCACCTTTTGCATAATATAACTCTAATGTCTTATAGTTTTTACTATCTAATACATTCATTTCAAACATAATACCATTATCAAGAACGTAATAGACAAGTCCTATATAATCTCTTGCTAAAAAAGCAGAATACTTTTCTCCTTCTCTTTCTAATACAAACATAGGAAAATCTATCTTAGCAAGTTTTGGGTCAACTTTAGGTCCACTAAACCAACCTTCACTGTATAGTAAAGCAAAGTCAATTCTTGGTGGTATTACAACTCTTCCTTTCTTTATGAGTTTTTCTATAGTAAGAAAAGTAGAATCAAGTGCTTTTACTTCCTTTTCTCCTTCTACTTGAACGTAATTAAAATTCCAGTTATCAAGTATCTCTTTAAATATAGCAATATTTTTCTTCCTATCCTTTATAAAGTGAGGAGACATATTAGGATTATCAAGTCCGTCCTTTCCTGATATTATAAGATTTAAAGGTTTTACAAATATATCAGGAATATGATTTAGACTCTTACCTTCAAACTTGTAAGGAATAACAACAGAAGCTGGAGCTTCTACTTCTTCTGAAGTATATCCTTTATTATCTAAATATTCTAGTATTCCATATTCTATATTAGATAATACTATCTTTTGTCCACCATCTTTAAAAGTATAAGTTTTAGCTATGCTTCTATTAGCCATAAGTTTATCTTTTTGAAATTCAGGTATAGCCGCAAGATTAGTAGTTCCATACTTATCAATCATTCTTTTATTTCTTATCTCTACATATTTTTTGACACATTCATCTGAGCAAAATCTATCATATCTTCCTTTCTCTTCATTCCAAGAAGTAGGCTTTTTACAGATGACACATTTACCTATATTTTTTCTATATTTATTACGCTCTAAAAACGCTTTTTGTTTCTCAGTCATATATAACTCCTTTCGGGACAAAACCCCTATTTCTCAACGAAATGTTTTAAAACAGCTGGGTAAATGGTATTTTTAAAGGAGGTGCATTGAAATGAAAGCTGTTCCAATACCACAGAAAGATTTGATTAAATATATAGAAACTCCTATGAGTTTATCAGAGTTTAACAAAAATGAACGCTACGAGGATATTCGTGGCATTATAAATTTTCTTTTAAATTTAATAGTAATGGTACCGGGAACTATACCTGAGATGCCAGAAATGGGTTATAATTTGCACGGAAGAAGACACTTTATAATGAATGGGAAAACTCTTACAAAGCAATCAGATGACCTTAAAAAACAAGTAGCACTATATTGCAATCACGATGCAATAACAGCAACTACTGTATATCCTACAACTGACCATATAACAGGAGAGCAATCAGTTACAGTTATAGAAATAATGCTAGCAACTGGAGAGGTTGTAAAACTGTATGATGACGGTTATGATACAAAAGTAGGCGTTGATATAATAGATGGAAAAGACTTTAGTAAATAAGGAGGAATAATTAAATGGAAGAAAAGAAAATGACACTTGCTGAATACGGTAAGAAGTTACAAGAGGGAGAAGGTATAACTCCTATTAAAGAAGAAAGTGAAGTATTTGGTGAAGAAACTAAAAGTACCGAAACTGTAAGTATTAATACTCCAGCAAGTGAGAACCTAGATGAAGTAGAAGTATTTGACCCAAAAGATGCTTCTAAATTTATACCTAGTATGCAAAGGGTAGCAAACCTATCAGAACGTGGTGGAATAATACCTGCTATGAATGAAGAAGAAATAGCCGATATGAATAAGAAGCTTGAGGGTGCTGAAAATCTATATATGAAGTATACAGAAAAGGACGCTATCGCATCTATTGAAGCTTTAAGAAGACACGGATATACAGATGCTGAAATAGATGAACTTCCGTATCTTAAACTTCTATCTATAGGTAAAGCTATAATAGAAGATGAGAAAGCTGGAACTATAGGAGATATGAAAGATAAAGTAGATGAAAATGGAAATATTGACGTGTCTCATCTAAATGAAGAAGTTACAAATAGCGGACTTAAAAAGGTAGATGAAACTGTAAGAGTTGATTCAGCTGTTGCTGGAGTTCAATCTAATAATCCTAAACCTACAGTAATTGATAAAGATGGTAAGGATTTAACTAAAGAGGAAGAAGATGAATTAGTAGATAAATCTTTAAATGAAATGCTAGACGCTAATAAAAAGGTGTATATTAAATATGCTGATAAACCTTTAAATTCTTATAGAAGAGCAAAGGAATCTAAAGCTAAGAAATTACTTTCAAGACAAAAAAGAGGAAATAAAGTAGAAGTATTCTTACCTAACTCAAATCTTATGCTTGAAGTATTTGAAATTCATCAACCTATGATAATAAATGAAGTTATGACTTTAACTCAAATGAGTCAAGATATAATGGCTAAGAAAAGAGTAGTGGAAGCTATACTTGAAAGGTCAACTCCTATGTGCTCAGACGGTGAAGAAATAACTGTAGATGGTATGATGAACTATATATCTTATGATGATTTAGGATATATCTATTTAGCTGCGGCTTATGCTAATACTATAGGAGAAGTCCCTTATGGTGTAAGATGTGATAAATGTGGAACACAAGGAACTATAAAGCTTGATATACCAAAACTATTTACAAAGGCTATACAAGATATACCTGATGATGTAAAAGCGTCATATAACCCTTCTGATAGCTTTGCTAAGTGTATAGAAAAGTCTTTAGCTAATAAGATAATAGAAGTTAAAGATAAAGATGCAAGAGTTGTTGTAACTCTATCTAACCCTTCACTTCTTTCTAACTGTACACTAGGACAAGCTATAAAGACATATATCTGTGATGCGTTTGCTTCTATGATACCAGAACAATTCAAGTTTCAATCTGTAGATACTAAATTTGATTTCTTAGCAAATCTTGAATCTAATGAAATTATGAAAACTGTATCAGCTTGTGTAATCTTATCGTATATAGAAAAGGTAGATATATTTACATTTGAAGGTGGAGAAGATAATTGGGATAGTCCTGAGTTCTTAGACGCTTCTTATGATAGCGATGAAGATGGTGTAGATTTAATGATAGAAACTATGCTATCTTTAGAAAAGTCTACTATGGATATAATAGAAAAGACTATAGAAAAAGAGTATATAAGAGCAAGAATAGAGCTTGATACTGGAGCTTGGTCTTGTCCTAATGAAAAATGTAAAGCTATTAACTCTTCGAGGGTTGAGGGTTTAGAGCTATTGATTCTTTCTTTGTCTCACAAGATGGAAGAAAGCAAATAGGTTTCTTACACAATGTCGTCATCATCTTAGAAGGTAAGTATTCATATGAAACTCTAGCAGAAATGCCTATGAGTGAAATAGAAGCACTACTTCAGCATAATCAAGAATTTATAAAGATTAGAGATGAGATGATGGAGAAACAAAGACAGAAAGCAGAGCAAGAATCAAGAAACGGAAATAGAAAAGGTAGAACTACTAAAGAACCTATTTATTATTGAAAATATGTACGTGGGATATCCCACGTACATATGTAAATATAAAATATTTCGGAGATAACTCTTATGAGAAGACAATATAAAGAAATATCATCAACTTATAAAAAGTTATATAAGAAGAAGTGGGACACCCAACGCGTATTGATATTGACATTTCAACTCAAAGAGGTGTTACCCACATTTTATAAATAAAAAGAATTGGTAGGCTTTCGCCTACCGAAATCTATATAACGTTAGAAAACAATTTTGAACAGGACACCTGAAATAATATATTAACTTAAGTACGAGCGATATAATGTCAACCAAACAGGATGAAATTACTTCAAGTAAATGTTGTGTATATTTTAAGGGGGGGGGAACACCCCCCCCCCCGGGGGTTTTTTTTTGTGTTTTTAAAAAAAAAATTTAATCTTTTT